CTGTTTAAAATTTTAATATTCTTCTTATCTTCGTTCAGTCTTTCTTCATATTCATAGACTGTTTCAGATCTACGTGATGTTGCTGATAAGGTGTTATACGTCTTTAAATCTACCACAATTTCTCTTCTTGGTACTCTAGTGCCATCAATGAGAACTTTTGCTTCTTCTAATATTTTGTAATAAAATTTTGTAGTTGACATAGCAGTTGTGATTGAACCATATTTTTCTGTTATGTAATTTGCAAAGTCTCTGCCAAATAAAGGTAAATCATAGTACGGATCAATGATATCATTAAAGTGTAATATTACCCATGCGAGATTTGAATCACCATAATATCTTTCAGCGATAGTGTCCATTCTATCACCTTCATGCATTTGATAATCATAATACACACCCACTAAATCTTTTACTTTAGTTTTAATTTTAAAACGTCTGAGTATATTTGTTACTTCAGTTCTTTTATTAATATCTTTTAAATCATGTGATGTTGTAGGAAAAAATGAGAAATAACTTGACATTATGAAGCTCCTGCACTAGCTGTTGCAGATGGACGAACATCACTAACAGAACTCGCATCACCTAGTTCACTACTATATTCACTGAAGCCATCTCTTGTGTAAAGTTTTACTTCTTGAAACTGTAAAGTCAAAGCTATAGATACTGGCGCACCAGTATCCTCAAAAAATATAGGTAAGTTTTCACCATTATAAGTTACCTGCATATTTTTCAATACACTAGTTCCTATCTCATATAAATTACTTTTTATCTTCTCTGAAAATGATAACTCAAACTCATCTGGATAATCAAAAGCTAAACCTACAGTTGTACCAGAACCTCCTATGGCGTTTGATGGTAGCATATGAAATCTAAAAGCTTCTATGATATTCTTTAAAGTATCACTTTCTGACTGATTTCTAGCTACAAACTTATATTGAAATCCATGTTCTCTAAAACCTACACCTCTGAATATCACTGCTAAGTGTGGATTGATTGCAATACCTTCTTGTAATAATTGTCCAGTTACAACAGAGCCAATTCCACCTGCACCTATAAGAAATCCAGCTAAAGCTCCTCCAGCTCTAGTACCAACAACTGTTGCACCACCAACTAAAGCCGCAGTACCAACTTCAGTCAAACTTTGATCATCTAAACCTAAATTATTAAACTTGTTAACAACTCTATTTGTTATATCTGATATACTTCTTCTACCTATACTGTTTGCTGTAACTCTACCAGCAGAAGCTCCACCTATAATACCTAAACCTTTATTTTCATAATCTGCTTGATATGCAACTTGTAAATTACCTGGTATGGGCAAGACAATAGATTTTAGTATTTTCTTTTTACCTTTAGGTTCATTGATTGTTTGTTTACTTCTTTTCACTGCATCAATTTTTATAAAATGCTCATCGTCAATGTCACTTGGAAAAGTTAACCCAGCGGTATTCATGCTTCTTGGTAATAAACTTGCGATATGTCCTTTAGGCATTCTATTTGTAACTTTCTTCATGAACATCTCTCTTGCAGATATTCTTACATTACTACCATCAAACTGTATACCTGTTTTTGCTAACTTACCTTTTACATCGGTAATAGCTTTGAAATCAGTATTTAAGTTGATGTTTCCGTTACCTATTGTTATAGCCATTATACATATCCCTATGAGTTATAAAGGTAAGTTTCAACCAAAGTTTCCGAAGAAGTACAAAGGTGATCCTACAAACATTATTTATCGTTCTTTGTGGGAAAGAAACTGTATGGTTTACTTTGATCAAAATCCCAACGTACTTAAATGGGCTTCTGAAGAATTGATTATACCTTATAAGTCTGCACTTGACGGACGTTGGCATAGATACTATCCGGACTTTGTTATTCAAGTAAATAATAAACATAATCAAAAAGAAACAATTGTCGTTGAGGTAAAGCCTTACAAAGAAACCAAAGAACCTATTCCACAAAAGAACTTAACTAAGAAGTATTTATACGAGGTAAAGACATGGAGTATAAATAAGAGTAAATGGAACTATGCAATAGAGTATTGTAGAGACAGAAACTGGAAATTTATGATACTCACAGAAAAAGAATTATTCAAGAATGGCCACAGTTTTTGACGATATACTACTTAGAGGTGTTCGCAAAGGTGAACTTCCTGGTAGAACTCAAAGAGCAAGAGATTGGTTTAGACAGCAAGCTAAAACAACAGGTGCTACTAAACTTAAAAAAGCTGATTTAACTGACTTCAATAAAAACGTGGGACTTAAAGATTACGATAGATTTAGAAATAGAACTACTCTGGGCAAAATGTATTTTTTTAATTATGATCCAAAGAACAAGGCTACATTACCATACTTTGATAGATTTCCTTTGATATTTAAAGTACAAAACTCGCCAGGTGGATTTGAAGGATTAAATTTACATTATCTACCACATAGACTTAGAGCTAAACTGATGGACGCTTTATATGAAACTGCATCAAATAAAAGATATGACGAATCAACAAGATTAGGTTTATCTTATGGATTACTGCGTTCTGCATCTAAATATAAAGAGTTTAAACCAACATATAAAAAATACTTGAGTAAAAATGTTCGTTCAAGATTTATTGAGATTAACGCTTCAGAATGGGATATAGCATTATTTTTACCTGTTGAGAGATTTGAAAAAGCAAGTAAAAGTAAAGTATGGGGAGATAGTAGACGTGCCATTTAACGTGCAAAACTTTACTGCATCATTAAGCAAAACTGGTGTAGCACACGCATCACATTTTGAAGTGCAAGTAACTGGGCCACCAAGTTCAGGTATAGAAGAAAATATGATGTTTCGTGCAAGAACTGTTGACATTCCTGGTAGAGGTATAGCAACAACAGAATATAGAATATATGGCCCACTTAGAAAAATACCATATGGAGCTGTATACACTGATGTTGGTGTTACATTCTTGCTAAGTGAAGATTTACAAGAGAAGAAATATTTTGAAGAGTGGCACGATAAAATAATAAACACTGGTGCTTTTGGTTCTAGTAGAGCATCACATAATGTAAATTATTATAGCGACTATATAGGTAGTGTTACAATTAGACAATTTGGTGGTGAAGGCGAATTGATGTCTGTTCACACATTACAAGAAGCGTATCCTATAACGATAGCACCACTACAAATGGATTGGAGTTCAGGTGAACTTATGCAACTAGGTGTATCATTTGCTTATAGAGATTATAAAGTAGTATTTAATAATGCAAGTCAACCGGGACTAGGGACATCATTCGGTTTCTCATTTGGTAAAGATGGACTTGGATTATCAGCAAGCATACCTGGACTGGGTAACATATCAGCAACATCAGGATTAGGAATAGTAGGTTCACTACAAACACCATTTGGATTGATAAGAAAATTATAATTGAGGAGTTATTATGGCTTTACCAGCACTCTCGTCTCCAGAGTTTATGACGGAGATACCATCAACAAAACAAAAGATTAAATTTAGGCCCTTTCTTGTAAAAGAAGAAAAGATTTTATATATGGCATTAGAAGGACAAGATCCAATCGAAATAACAAATGCCATACAGAATACATTAGAAAGCTGTATCTTAACTGAGGGTATAGATGTCGCAAAATTAGCTACTTTTGATATTGAGCATTTATTCTTACAACTGAGAGGTAAATCTGTAGGTGAAGAGGTAGAGATAGTATTGAGACATAAAGAAGGTGATTGTAAAGAGTCTGTAAATCTATCTATTAACTTAGATGAAATTAAAGTTAAGGGTGATATCACAGATGGTAAGATAATGATTAATGATAAAATTGGTGTCAAAATGAGATATCCATCTTTTAGCGACACTTCGAAAATAACAGACGTAGATAGTGCTGAGGGCGTTTTTGGAGCCCTGGCAGTGCTTATAGAATATATCTATGACAAAGAGACTGTATATAATGATTTTGACAGAAGTGAGATGGTTGATTGGTTAGGAAATTTAAATCAAGAGCAATTTAAAAAGCTTACTGATTATATTCAAAATGTACCTAAACTAAGTCATGAAGTTGAGTGGACATGTAATGTGTGTAAAAAGAAAGAAACTATACTGCTGGAGGGCTTACAAAGTTTTTTTACCTAGGGTTGATACACGATTCGCTAAGTAATTACTATCAACTCAATTTTGCACTTATGCACCATCATAAATACTCTTTGACTGAATTAGAGAATATGATTCCTTTTGAACGTGATATCTATATTGCATTGCTAAAACAACATTTAGAGGAAGAAGAAGAAAGAAGGAAAAATAGAAAATGACAGCAAAGAAGTTAGAAAAAGATTCAAAATACAATAAGATGGACGCTAATCAAGATGGTGTTGTATCAGACGCTGAGATTGATAATTGGCAACAGACAGAAGAAGTGAAAAGATTGAACAGAAAACAAATGCATCAAAGAAATATGGCCTGGGTTGCACTAGGTTCTATGTTGCTGTTCACATTAATTATGTTCACTCCTCTCATACCAGACTCTAGAATACAATTACTCACAGACGTATCAAATCTCTTTTACTTAGCACAAGCAGGTATCGTAGGCGCTTTCATGGGATTTGCCGCCTTTGATAAATCAGGAATGAAGAAATAATGTTAAGTAAGAAATGTAAAGCACATTTAAAAGAAGTAGATGAAACAGCTTTACAGCATATGTTTTATGCTTTGAAAGTTGCTTTGACTTTACAACTTCTAGTACCAGCTTTAATCATTCATAGTGTTGCACCAAGATTCTTTACTAAGACAGCAAGTAA